CTGGTTGCAATACTTCTTGACCTATTTGAATACCATACTGATTAAAGTATGTTACTGTTGTAGTGCCATCTGGATTATTTTCTTCTGTTGTTCTAGCAGGATCTCTCTGTGAGAATAAAGGGTTTGGTTTAGTGCCTCTACGTACCTCTTCTCCTCTAGAATTATAGTATATAACTTCTATGGTTCTAAAATCGGCAGATACCTCCCCATCAGTAGTTTTAGTAGGATCTATTTTTGTAGGATCATACTCTTCTTCTGGTTCTGGTGCATTTTCATTTGCTATATTATCTAACTCTTCTTGAGATAAAGTTGTACCACTTTCATTAGCAGTTTGAACTGCACTTCTAATAGCTTCTGTTTGTTCTCCAGTTAAGTTACCACCTGTAGAGTCGACAGTATTAAATATAGCTTCGTTTTCTAAAAAAGTCTGATATTCTTCTGTATTTATATTACCCTCGGTATCAGTAAAACCTGCTTCTTTAGCAGCAATTTGTGCAGCAGTTAAAGGAGGATCACCTGCACCAGTATCTAAAGAGTCATTACCTCCTCCTCCAGTTACAGTTGTTGCCCCAGAAGTATCTACTCCTAGATTTGTAAAATAATCAAGTTGATTTTGAGTGAGTTTTCCTTCTGCTATTTGTTGTTGAACAACAGGATTATCATAGATTTCTTGAGCAGAAGGTATGTTAAACATATTATTTCCGTACAAACCTCCAGTATTGAACCTACGTAAGGCCTCTGCTCTCATTTGTTTTTCTTTATCTGTCAATGGTACTTTAGGCATATTTTTCTCTCTAGCTCATTATAATTTTTATCAGCAAACCTATTACAGAAACACTTGCTCCTATAAGTATTGCTTCTATTCTATAAAGTCGTTTGTCTATAGCTTCATATCTACTTGTGCATGCATCTACATGATCGTCTATTTTTTGATTTACTACACTTGCAGTGGGTTTAGACATGTTTGCTCCTTATTATATTTGCGTTACAGAAACATTAAAGGTATGACTTGTAGCACTTGTTGATGCAGCCCCTCTAGTGCAACCTGTAAGATTTGTTCCGTCTACTCCAGTATAAGTAATTTTTTCATCCCCTATTTGCACAGTACCAGACGCTGTAAATGGATTTGAATTACCAACAGGAATAGTTGTTACAGAGTCATTAATATCAGATGTAAGATTATTCATACCTTTAAAATCTGCATTAGCTGACCATGAAGAACCATCATATTTATATTTCCAACCCCAATAATCTGACTTAGCATCTACGCCTGTATGCAATGTTGCATTGCTTGTGTTTACATCAGAAATGATTAATTTAGGATTATCATTAGCATCTTTAATTGTAGTTTTATCACTTGCTAAATTTACTTTGTCATTATCACTGAATAGATAAATAGATACATTAATTCTATCTATTTCTGAATCTTCATCTTGAAGAGGGTCTTGTGTTTTCCATACTATTGTTTGCATTTTTTTTCTCCTTATTCACTAATTAATAATTTTGTAGCAGACAATGCTTTACCTGCTACTGTTGTTACTGAACTATCTGCACTTGTACCCAAACTTCCGTCTGACTGTACAAAATATTTTTGTCCTGCAGTAAGTCCACTTTGTTGAGCATCTATTTGACCAAAAGTTGCTACCTCAACTTGTGCATTATCGGCAACTGTTTTAGTTGCAATTCCTATATAATTTTCTGCTGTTAAATTTGTAGAACTTGCAGTACCTGATGGAATAAATGCAAGAGCATCAACATCATCATCACCACCATTTCTAAAAGCACCTACAACAACATTGTCAGTTGGATTAAATGCTAAAGGAGGTGCATCATAGTAAGTGCCACTGTAAACTAAATTAGTTAATGAACCTATGCTTATAGTAGAACCACTTGTATCACCTTCTTTATATTTTATATAAGCATACTGCCCTGCCTCTATCCATGAATAAGCAACAGTTCCATAATCTGTGGCTATTGCTGTAAAGTCTTGGGAAAAAACATCTGCACTACTAACGTTAGATGCACTACCTACTGCCACAGTTGTTGCAGGATTTCCACTTAAAGTTATTGGGACAGTGTATAAATGACCATTTGATGATAAAGTGTAACCTAATATTGTTTTTTCGTTTGTTGAGTCGTATGTCATAGCAAAACTTGATAGCTCAATATTATCACTTCCTGATATTTGAGCCTCTCCAGACTTATTCCATGTTAAAGCACCTGCACTTGAAACTGATAATGTCGTAACATATCCATCATCACTACTATCAGTATAAGCAACAACACCTATTTTATTAGTGCTATCATAAGAAGCATCAACAAAATCAACTGAACTTTCTGAAGCATCAGTCGGTCCTTCTGTTTTAGTTAAAGTAGTTCCTGAAACAGTAAAAGAATATGCTGCTAAATTTTTACTACTAGCATTATAACAACCTACAAAAACAGCAACATTTTTATCTGAATCCCAATACGCTGAACCCACATAATGATTGCTATAACTATGAAATGCAAGAGGTGTTCCGTAACTTACTGATGTGCCTGAAACAGTTGCAACTACTGCGTGAAAATAATTATTGCTATCATCTCTAGAAAATATAATATGCTTACTATCACCAATATATATTACGTGTAGTGGTCTTACATTTTGAATAGAAACTGCACTTGATTTTGAACCTGCAGTTAAAGTAGTTCCATCATTACTAATTACATTACCATATAGGTAACTACTAGCACCTTCATCTTCGTAAAAACAAACAAACTTATCTTGTGCAGTATTATAGCTAGTAACAACATTTCGAGAAGTAACACTTGCTTGTATAGATGTTATAGAACTTTGTGAAAAACTTATACTATTAGTAGTTGTTTTAGCTTGAGCAAAATCACCATCTGCTTCTACTATTACAGGCTTACCTGCAGTAACAGCACCTTCTGCAGTACCATATAAATAGCCTTCGTTTTCTAATAATTGTATTTCTGTTGCTGATATAGCCCTACCTAAATATTGTTCTCCAGTAGAACTGCCTGTTAATGCAATAGTGCCTGCACCATTTGTAAAATAATGGTCACCAATAGTAAGAGAAGAATGTCCTGTGCTTGTACCACCAATAACATTTATTTTACCTGTAGCGGTGTCAGATATTGCTTCAGCAGCTATGCCTAGATAATTTCCGTTGTCTAGGGTTGTAGTTGTAGTTTCAGCATATTTTACAACAGCAGCCATACCATCTTCGTCAGACATATCAAAAGTACCTACAAAAATACCTGCATTTTCATCAGGATTATATATTGCTGATTTAGGTGCTACTCTTGAAGATGTTTGGTCTATTAATTTTTCACTTAAAGTTGTTAAAGATGGAGTTGTTCCTGAAATACTTACAGTAGCTAATTTACCATTATAAGGCGATTCATACAACTGATAACCTATCATAATATTATTTTTGTCTGGATCAAAATATGCAGCTACAAACCTTGCTTTATCTGAGGATAATGATGTTTTTGTTCCTTTTGATAAGCTAGTGCCTGATGCGGTAATAACAGTTCCATATAATGTATATGTTCCTGCATTATTTTCTGATTGTAGTAAAAGCCATTTATTTACATTTTCATCATAAACAAAATAAGTAGAAAAATCTTCTGTAGGTGTACCATCTATATCTAAAGCAGTGCCTGCTGTTAAACTTGTACCATCAATAGTAAGTGCATAAAATTTAAATAAATCATTTCCAGTAAATCTGCCAAGACCTAATATCGTTTTATTAGTATCTGGGTCATAATCATTTGCTTCTATATCATAATCATCAGAAGCCGTTGAAATTGATAAATCAGAACCAGATGAAGCTACAGATAGTGTAGTGCCTGAATTACTTACAATCCAACAACCTATTGAGCTAATAGAATCAATAGAAAAGGCAAAAATAAATTTACCTGCGTTAGGATTATAACTTATTGAAGTTCTACCACCTGAAGCATTAGAAGCATTTGGCATATATTCAGAACCTAAAGTAATGCTATTTGTTCCTGAATAAGAACCTGCTTTTAATTTAGCTTGTGCACCAGTAACATAGGTTGCAACAAAAACACCATTACCATAAGCAAGTCTATCTGAAGCTCTACCTGCACTTGTTATAGAACTACTTACAACAACAACAGGAGTTCCCCAAGTTATAGTAGTTCCTGATTGTGTACCTATTGCTATAGTGCCATAATTGTTATCATCTTTGTAAAAAACACCAATTTTATCATTTACTGTATCGTAAGCTATAGAAACATCAGAATTATAACTAGCACCATCAAAACTTTGGTTATTTTCTGAAGTTGGTGTTGATGCTACTGTTGTAGTTTCAGCAACCTCTTTTGCTTTACCTGCAGAAGTAAGTATAACTGGTTTTCTAATGGATATATTACCATCTGCAACCATATTTACAACACCGCCTGCTACTACATTAGTTAATTGAGAACCATCAACTGCAGGTAGTTTTGCAGAACCGTCTAATTGTACAACATTACTAGCAGATGTTCCAACAGCCTGAGTTGCAGCAGTTCCTAATCCTAATGTTGTTCTTTGGGCTGCGGCATCTGCGTCATCTAACAAGGCTTTACCTGCACTTGTTAAATCATAAGTTGCAGCAGTACCACTTCCTGTAAATTGTATGCCTTTATCAGCAGCAGAGGTAAGTCCTGCTAATGCTTGTAATTCTGCATCTAATCTAGCATTTGCAACTGTGCCAGAAAGTTGACTAGCATCTATTGTTTTGTTTGTTAGTGTTTGAGAACCAGTTAGTGTGGCTACAGTGCTATCTATAGCTAAAGTTACTGTGTTAGATGTAGCACTAGAATCAATACCTGTGCCACCTGCTATAGTTAAAGTTTCAGAATCTAAATCAATAGCTATAGTGCCACTGTCAGTAGTAACATCTAAATCTTCTGCTGTAATTTGAGCATCTACGTAGGCTTTAATTGATTGTTGTGTAGCTAATTGAGTAGCTGAATTAGAAGACATATTATCTTCATCTAATACTGCAGTGCCTGAAACTCCAGTGTTTAATACAGCACTTGTAAGAGTTTTATTTGTTAATGTATCTGTTGTTGCTTTACCTACAAGTGTATCAGTAGCTGCAGGTAAAGTTAAAGTTATATTACCACCAAAATCAGCATGTGCAGGAGCTTGTAACTGTGCATAGTGTGCATTACTAGATTCACAATAAAATCTTACATATGATTGTGTTCCAGAATTTTTAATTGATATAGCACCTGATTCCATATCAATACCATTAGAACCATCTATTCTTACAACACCAGTTCCATTTGGTGTAAGAGATATATTACCATTAGATGTAGAAACTAACCCATTACCATTTACATCTAAATTACCACCTAGTTGTGGGGTTGTATCTTCTACAACATTAGATATAGCACTTGATGTAGCAAGACCTGATACTAAAGTAGATCTAGATACTCTTTTTAGTCCTCCGCCAGAAGTATCTACAGCTAATAAAACATCATCATTAGCAATACTAGTTATTTCAGATAGATCACCAACAGCAGTGGGTTCAAAGTCTGTGCCATCTGCAATAAGAAGTTTACCTGCAGTATTAGAAGCCATAGCTAATTTACCATTTAAGGTAAGTGTTGTGCCATCAAATGTAAGATTAGCTTCACCATCTAGTTGTGTAGTTGTTGATGCTACAGTTACAAGTTCATTTTCTGTAGCATTGTTTATAGTAGTTCCTGTATCATCAGCAAATGATAAAGTTCCTGAACCATCTGTTCTTAATACTTGATTAGCTGAACCATCTGCTGTAGGTAATGTCATAGATGTAGAACCAAAACCTATAGCATCAATAAATGCAGTGCCATCTACATATATATCTTTTATTTCTTTAGAAGATGTACCAATGTCTACTGTATTATCAGTTACAGGAACTAGTGCACCTGCACTTGTTAACTCTAAGTACTCTGTTAGTGTACCATTTAAAGATGTAGATAAAACAATTTTAGAATCTTGTGTTGATGCTGTTGCAGTAAATGATTGTTCTTTTTTAACTGCTATTTTAGCAGCATCTACTGTGTTACCACCTGTATCTTCTAAATCAAATCTAAGAGAAGCTATGCCTGTTGTATCTGCAGCATCACTTTCGTTTCTAAGAACAAGAGCTATAAACTCTCCATCAGTGTCTTGTGTAGATAATACTGAAGCACCTGTTTGTGGTTGAAATTTTACATCTTCTCCAGAACTTCCAAAAAAGAAAAATCCATTTACATTGATATTACCTGCTAGTTGTGTAAGACTTTCAGCAGCAGAAATAGAAGCATCTACATATGCTTTTCTAGCAGCGTCACCATCTGCAGTTGGTGCAGCAAGACCAGTAACTTTATTACTACCCATAGCTAAATCGCCACTCATTGTTGTAGCAGCAAGAGTATCTATATTAGCTGTGCCATCAAGAAATAAATTTTTAAATTCATTTGATGATGTACCTAAATCAATATCATTATCAGTAGCAGGTTTTATTACACCATCAGCAAAAGTAACTTGAGCAGTACCTCCTGCAGTAAATGACATTTCATCTGTGCCTGAGAAAAACAGACCTTGGTTTGTATCTCCTGTGTTTGTAATTACTGGAGCAGAAGCTGAACCATCAGGTAAAGATACTACACCTGCAGATAATGTAACACCTTCATGCACTTCAAGAGTATCTATGTAAGCAGTTCCGTCAATATAAAGATCTTTAAATTCTAGTGAACTAGTTCCTAAATCAATATCACTATCTGTTACAGGAACGATTGCACCATCTTGTATTCTTATTTGTTCTACTGCAGAAGAAGATACTTCTACAAAGAAACCATGTCTATTATTAGATGTGTCAACAACTATTTTATTTAGTGCATCTACATCTGCTATTAATCCTACATATGCACCTTCAGTAGAAGAGCCATCGTGATTATGGCCTCCACTAAATGCAAATGCTGCTAATAGTGCATCAAACTCACTGTTAAGTGGTGCGGCTGTAATTACCTCACCATCTGCGATACTACTTGAACTTTGTCTTGCATATCCTGCCATTATCTTACTCCTGCCTCTCCATATTGTACTGCAAATCCAAAAATAGTATATGGATTTGCTGATGCTGTTGTAACAAACTTAAATTGTATAGCGTGCCCTGAACCTTGTATTCCTTGTCGTATTACAGGTTTAGTAGCACCCCCATATACAAAACCTGCGGTGTTATAAGGTGTTTGTGTATCTCTATATTCTGCATAACCTCCTGTTGAATTTATTGTATAATCATCAGGACTAGAATAATCAGAGTCTAACCAATCATAGTCTGCTGTTACTAAAAACGTATTATCTCCTTCTGGTCTAGTAAATATAGTTATCTGTGAAAATATTTTTCTTTGTTCTGTATTTCCAAAATCTAAAAAAGGAGATTGAAATGTAGCAAAAACGTTATCATCTTGAAACGTTCCGCCTTGTTCTTGTCTGTATACAAAACCGCTATGGTCTCCGTGTAATACAAACTCATCATCTCCTATATAACCACTAGTTACACAATTAGCTTGAAACCCTCTTAATTCACTAAACTCCCAACCCATTCTTTGATCTGAAGTTCTTAGACCTCCTAAAAAGCCTCCTGTATTTTTTGCAGTTAATGTACTTTTACCAAAAAAATATCTAAATTGTGATTTTTCTCTTACCACTGTAGCTACTAATTGATTAAAATTAAAATCAACATCTATTAGCTGTAATGTTTGTTGTATGTTTTTTGATATTGTTGCTAATTCAATATCACCTATTCTTTCTGTACCTTGTATAGTTCTTATACCATCAGGTGCTAAAAATAATACATCACCACCTATTTCTACCACACTGTCACTTGCAACACAACCTACACTGTTAGATACTTCTTGTATTACAAAAGAATTTATACTGTCTCCTGTTAATTTTCTTATATTTGTTTTACCAAAAATATAAACAGCATCTCTAAATCTTTTTAATGCCATTATATCAAAACCAACATTTATACTTCCTGCTCCTCCTGCAGCACTAAAATCACTATCGCTATTTGGTGCTGTAAAAACAAGTAGTTGTGGTTTTTGACTCATTCCTGCAAAAAATAATCTATTTTTATAAGTTTCTGCAAAGGATGCATTGTCTACATCTGATGAGCCATTTAATTTTGTCCAAGTAGTATCTACTAATCTCATAGGAAAGTTGATACCATCTGTTAAAATAAGAGACTTATTTCCTGTAAAAGAATGCGTTAAACCTCTTACTCTTAATACGTCAGTAGCTGATTGCCCTGCTGTTAAACTTGTTGAAGACCAACCGGACCCTGAACCATATTTTAATACATCATAATCTGTGCCTGATGATTTTTTTCTAGCAGCATATACAGCATCATTATATATAAATAATCCTAGTACTGCTCCTGTACCTGTAGGACTAGTATGACTAGCATCTAAATATTTATAACCACTTATTCTTCTATAACCACCATAAGGTGATACTTCAAAATTAACAAGTTTTGTAGCAGAACCAGGTGCAGTATCACTAAGAGTTAAAAAATCTTCGTTAGTATACAATCCTCCTCTACAAGGTATTTTTGCTACGGCTAATCTATCAGTCATTAATCACTTGCGATACTCTAGTATCCCTCATCCGTATATAACGATTTATTAAGATAGTTCGCATTTTTTCTATACCTTCATCAAAATTTTTTTTAGACAATGCTGCTAATTCTGCATTATCTCTCATCATATATAAATGATACATAGTGCCATCTATAAGTGTATTTTTAAATTGTGAAGAAACTTCTGGAACATCAGTTCCTCCACTTAATTCTGTAGCTGTTTTAAAATAAGTATATTTAACTACGTATGCTTTATCTGGTGTAGGACTTACACCTAATCTATAATCTGGAGTTAAATAAACAAATCTTGGAATTTCAAAATCTCCTGAATCTCTTTGTTCATCTCTTTCTTTATACCTATCTACATATTCTTGATAAGAAATAGGTGTTAAATGTGTTTCTTCTACATTAAGTGTATCATTTCTATCTATTAAAACTGTATCAATATCTATTTTTAAAAATCCAGAAGTTAATGCGTATTCTTTTGTTCCTGCTGTTAATGTTTGGCTTGTTTCTGCATAAGCAAAAGGCCATTCTTGTTCAGACATAAATATATCTCTTTGAGAATTATTAACTGCGTCTTTAGCTAATCCTTGTATTCCTACAGCAGAAGAAAAAGTAGAACTAGTTAATTGTACTTCATTAATTCTTTTTAACGCTTCGTTTGTTATGTCTAAATATGTATATGCCATATAATAAATAGTAGGAAGGACAAGAAATACTTATCCCTCCTACTCCTAGAAAAATATTTATGCTAATAAATCTCTATCTGCTACAGTTCTTCCTGTTTGTTGAGAAGAAATGTCAGCTAGGACTGCATAAACTCTAAGTACTCCACTAACCATGTTAGCATCACCTACAGAAATTTTAACATCAATAGTATCTGCTGTAGATATTAAAGCTGTATAAGTATTTGCTGCACCTGTGTTAACAATATTAGCTTGACCATTAGTGCCTGCTGCTAGGTATCCAGTTGATGTTAAGTCACCACCATCTACGATATCATCGCCTTCTGCAAAATCAATATCTGCAGCAGCGGAACTACCTGTAAAAGCTGTAGTAACTTCAGCACCTGCTGCGATAACAATAGTGTTAGCAGGAACTTCTAGTAATTGAAAAATATCTCCACTAGTAACATTAGTAAATGTTCCTTCTGATACTAGTTTAGCAATATCTAATTCTTTTTCAATTACAAATGCTCCTCTACCTAAATTACTTGGTAAAGTTGCTGTTGAGTCAGAACTAACGCCTGTAGTGGATTTAGCTGTCAAATCAAAAGTTGCCATGTTTTATCTCCCTTACGCTGCGTTATATTTAGCTGTTACGATTGCTTCAGGTCTTAAAATTTTTCTTCCGTACATCTGCATTCCTCTGACAATATCAGCGAATGATTCAGGATCACGATAAGATTCAACTTTGTTGATCTGAGAAGCAGTAGCAACTGCTGAACTATGTCCTGCAACAATAACACCAAAGTTAGAATTTTGATTTGCTGAACCAGAGGTTGCAGAACCAGTACCAACTGAGGGTAAGTTACTAGAAACATATACTTCAAAACCATGCAGATTTCCGAGTGTAAGACCTGCTTCAAGAGCACCTTTATCAACTTGATCGTTGTTTAATAGTCTAGAATCTTCATCTGTTAATAGTTCCATGAAGACAGGATCAATCACTAGCCAACGTCCTGCTGTATCAACTTGTTGTTGATTTAGCAATCTAGCCATTCTAGCAATTACTTGAAGAGGTGTTGCAGTAGCTGTTGCTGCTGCTGTTGCTCCAGGTAGTCTTACTGCTAGAGGGATAGAGTGATCGCCTGCTGATGAAGTTGTAATGTTACCAAAATCACCTTTTTTCAAGATCATTGTAGATAATAATTCATTACTTCCTGCGGTATCTACAGCTTTAGAGCCTGACACTACATCATTAGCGGTGTCTGCTACTGTACTTAAAGCTGATTGTTTAAAACCAGATAGGTAGCCAAGAACTTCTTGATCGTATTGATCACGAAGTCTATAGCCTGCTCTATCTGATGCCATGCTTTCAAAATTAATATGAGAATGAGCTTCCTCAATATCATCCATTTTAAAAGCAAAGTAGTTTGCCTGATCAACAACTAGAGTAAAATCCTCATCGTCTAAGTCTTGTGGTGTAACTGTAGTACCACGAGAATATGCTCTAACTGTTATTTCTGGCTCTTTAATAATACGAACTGTATCACCAAAGTTTGCAATTTCTCCAAAATAGTCATTATTAGTAATAGATTCAGCAACAGAAGTCTTACGAAAAGCTTGTTGAACCTTTTGACTGTAAATAACCGGAGAGAAATTACCATTAGGTAGGTTAGTATAACCTGACGCTACTTTAAAAGCCATCTTTTTTCTCCTTTTAAATTATAGAGGCCAACAAACGATAACCTCACTTCGTAAGGGCTGATGCTGATAATGGGTGTCTATGCCTAGAGGCCATAACATCAGGTAGCCTGAGTGAATTTCGTTTGGTAAGTGTAGGGTAGGATAAATGTCAAATACGTTTGACATTTTCGGCCTACTACGATTGTAGTATATGCTACATACATATACAAAAAATAGGTTTTGTCAACCTATTATTACTGTCTAGCTGCTCCACTAACATCATACTCAAAGTTTCCAGAACGTATTGCATTAGTAATAGCTTCTTCATTTTGAGAGTATTCTTGTGATGTCATTCTAGCAACATCAGATTCTTTTATAATATCAGAAGAACTAGCATTTTCTGAAGGGGTAGAACCACCTTTTGTTTTTACTGCTTTAGCAGCATCTGTAGACTTTGCTTTTTTCTTACCTGTAATACCCATATCTGCTTTATATAAATCAATAGCACGAGCCGCAGCCTTAGCATCGGTTTCGTTATCATATAAAGCTTTTTGAATATACTGAGGCTGTTCTTCAGCCCAATCGTGAAATTTAACATCATTTCTAATGTCTTCAAAATCAGGATGTAATCTTAATAGTTCTGCTTCTGCTATTTGTTTTGCTGATTTTTGTTCTTTTGCAGCAATAGATTCTAAGCGTTCTTCAATAGATGCATTCATTTCTTTTGATTTTTTAATAGCAATAGTTTCTATTATTCTTGCTACATCTGGATATTCAGCAGACCATGCATCTAGTTCTTCATCTGTTTTAGGAAGCTTTATTTGTTTTTTAGTAGCTTCTGCTAATTGTTTTTTAACTTTTTCAAGCTCTGCATCTTTTTCATCTGCAACTTTTTGAGCATGTCTTCTTAAATCACCATATCTTTTCTTAAATGATGCTTCTTCAGCATTAGCAGGTTCTTCTGTAACTTCTTCAGTTGTTTTTTCTGTAGAGCCTTCTCTTGCTTTTAATTCTTCTTCAGCAGCTAACTCTTGCATAGTTGGTTCTGCTCTTTTATACCTTACAGGTTTTTTCATAATTGTATCACCTGTAGCTTCATCTTTTTTTACTTGTACTTCTTCTGACATTTATTTCTCCTTTATGGGGCTACTCAGTTGCCTATTGCTAGGGGTTAGTAGGTAGCCATTAAACAGTGCTTACATACCTAGTGAATTAAGATTAAAACTATTCTGTTGTTGCACTGGTGCAATCTTGTCATAGATAGGCATTAATGCTGCAAGTTCTTGTCCTGTAACTTCAGCAAATTCTTTTTTTTGAAATCCATCTAAAAGATTTCTTTCTTGGTCTGTTAATACTGCTTTAGTACCAGATCCTGCCATACCTGGTCTATAAGTTTTTAAAGTATTAATTTTTTTTCTATATAAAGATACATTATCATATGTAGCATAACCTTCTCCTCCTGCAGCTTTATCTGCAAGAGCAAACATTACAACTACATTAGTATCATCTTGTATAGCATCCATAAGATTTGTTACTGCATTTTCTCCTGTAAAACCTTTTTGTGCTTGTAGTGTTACATAATCAAGATCTTTTTTATGATACTTATACATACCTAGTTCGTCATACCCATCAACATAGGAATAACGAATACCCTCTCTATTACCTACATCAATAAATAATTCTCCACCTATATTTATTTCTAGTGCTTGCTCCATAGAAGAAACATATGATCCAACACTAGTTACTAAACTTTTAGCAGCATCAATATTTTCGTCACTTCTTTTTTTAGTCCAAAAACCACCTGATAAAATATCATTAGGATCATAATTAGGATTGTCAAAATCATATGCAGCTTCTCCTACCTTTTGAGAAGGAGGACCACTAAATGCTTCAACTAATCCTGCAGCTAAAGCTACAAATGCTAAAGGCGTTGCATACGTTGATAGAGCTCCACCAAGACCAGTTGCTCCAAAACCTGCTGTTTTAGATAAACCAAATACACCTGCATTTATCATACCTCCTACACCTGCACCTAATCCTGCTACATTAGTGACACTTGGTCCATTTTCTACAAGATCGTATAAAGAAAGAGCTGTACCTATTGTTGCAAGACCGCCTTTCCAACTAAATAATCCATCTTGACTAGTTACTACATTAGATCCAGACTTTGCTGCCGCTGCTTCAGCTTCTGCCATGGTACTAAAACTTTTGCCATCTACTATATATTCTGGTGGTACAAAACCTGCTTCGCTATAGTATCCTGGTTTAACATCTATTTTTCCTGTTAAAGGAGATGTAGTTGTTGATACATTAGGTCCTGCTCCTGTAAAAGAAATATCAGATTTTAATGTCATTGTGTTCATATCAACTGCGTTAGCTGAAACTTCTATACCAGGATTACCTAAACCACCACTGACATAATATTTACCATTTAAACCGATAACTGAACTTCCTGTAGGTATTGTAGTTATGCCTGCTGCTGAAGTGCTTACTGAAGGTATAATACCTGCATTAGCAGCAGCAGTTTTATTAAATCCTAAAAAGTTTCCTATAGGATCAAACATGTTAGTTTTAGCCCACCCATAAACAGCAGCAGTTATTTTTCCACCATTAAATAATTGATCTAGTGCTGCGACTGTTGTAATAGTAGATAATAATTTTTCTTCAGTGCTTGGTCCTGATACTGTAACAGGAGTACGTTTTTTACCAAATTGCACTCCATCAAAATCAACACCACCAACATCATCTGATCCTATTACTTTTGTAGTTCTTGGACCTGTGGCTGTTATCTTTGTATCAGGATTAGTTACTCTATAGTTTCTACCTTCTGGTGTTGTAAGTGTTGCTTTATTACCACTATCGTCAGGTGTTATTGTTTGTCCTTCTCTAGAGGTTACTCTAGGACCAACAGGATCAACAGGTTTACCTATTTCATCATCAATAGGATCAGAAACTACTTCAGGAGAACCACCCTCATTATATCTAGCTACAGTAGCACCTTTACTAGCCATTACTTCATCTGTTTGTTCTTTTATATCCTTATCAATAGGTGTACCATTTTCATCAACAG